CCTGTATGCTTATGGTGGAGGCGGGGAGATTCGCACTCCCGTCTCATACGTTTATGCCGTTCCTCTCAACGACCTAAGCATAATATTTATAACATACTCAGTCGATCCTGTCAACATTTTAGGATCGACTAAATATTCTAAATGAAACATAAACATCACATTATTCCAAGACATATGGGCGGGACAGATGATCCCGCCAACCTTGTTGAACTTACACCAATTGAACATGCTGAAGCACATAAGGTATTGTATGAACAGCACGGTCGATGGCAGGATTATGTAGCATGGCAAGGCTTAGTTAAATTAGATGAGAAATTTGATGCTGCGAAAGAATCGATGATACAAGGCGGAAGAGATGGCAATAAAAAATCTAACGATCAATGGAAAAATCCGGAATTAAAAGCCAAACGAGTTGAAAAATTCAAAAAGTCGATGGAAGGTAAATGGGCAGGATTAGCAAGAAAAGGTATTCTAAATCCATTTTCTAAAGAATATGTTATTGTTCATCCAAATGGGCAAGAAGAAAAAATCACCAGTCTTAAAATGTGGTGTGAAAATAAAAACTTCAATTATAATAGTTTTTATAATCAATGTGTTGGGCGTGGTAAAACGCATCAGGGGTATAAGGTTAAGAAGGTTTAACGCCCCCGGGTCCATTACGTTTTATTTCATTGCTATCAACAATGGTAGTTTATTTATAGCATAGGTTTAAAATGTTGTCAAGATTATTTGCTAAGAACTTGTCCTGGCCAACCTTTGTACATATTGGAGCCTTGTTGGATATTTCCTTCAGGTGTACGAGTGTTTGCAACACCACCTTTACCACCTATTCCATTTGCAACGGCAATATGTAGCCAAGTACCTTCGTGTAGATTTTCTGTTGCGTGTAATCTTGCTGCGGCAAAGGCATGTGCTTGAGCAATTCTTCCTGAACTACCCCAACTCAAATCAGCAGCTCTACCATAACCATGTAGACTTCTTTGCCAATTTGGATTTCCCTTAGTTGTACTGTCGTTTCCTCTAAATCCACTATTGATTGTAAATGGACCTATATTTGCTCTTATTGGCTCAAGAATATTTCTAGCCAATAACATAAGATTATGTATAACCTCATCATTAGTCATTCCATGTAAAGGAAGTAATGGATGACACCCATGTGATACCGCAACGCCAGTAGTTAACTGATATAAAGTAAAGTTTTCAGATAGTTTCATTCCGTAAGGAATATTTCTAGTATCACCTACATTAGTTTTATCTGCATCTTGGAAGTCTATTTGACTACCTCCTCCTCCGCCTCCTCCGCCGTGTACTTGGTTAGGATCGGTTTGTCTTGCAGTATTGTTTCTATTATTTTGTACATAATTGGTTGGACCACCAAATGCACTCGGAGACACTTGAGGAATGAGATTTCTTACATTAGGAGGTAATAAATTAGTTATTTGCCCTATTGTTAGAATCTTTTGTGCATCTTCTTGTGGGATTTTTTGGCTTAATCCTGCTAATAATGCTGCATTTGTTCCTGATAAATTTGTTGGAACTATAGGAACAGACCCATTAGCAATCATACCGCCCATTGCTATATTAACAAGTGAACCAATTGGATTGTTGGTAATTTGACTTGCTATTCCTAATGTATTAATAGGAACAGATAATGCAGATCCCGATGAAGCTACAGCATACGATATTGCTTGATTTAATTGAGCAGAGTTAACAGGAATACCACCAACTCCCATCGAAGCAACATTAGTTATACTTCCTAATGTATTAGCGATAGCAGCGGCACTAGTTCCGATATCTTGTCCAAGAGATCCGAACACTTGTGAAATTGGAACTGATTGTAATGATTGTGTTAACATCGATGCAACAGGAATACCACCAGACATACTTCGAATTAGCTGTCCTGCCATACTACCTAATGCGCCACCGCCAACCATTTGCAACATATTGTTAAGACTTACAGGTCCTAAATTAAGTCCAGAAATTAATCCCTGGGGCAATAATGATTGCAATCCTGTTGGCATATTACCAATAAATGAGCCAAGCATTTCATTAGGTATTCTCGACATTATTGATTCTAGCCCAGGAATAGCACCGGAAAGATTTTTAGCCATTCCACCAAAATCAGAAACAAGAGCTTGAGGATCAATACCCGGAGCCGGTTGAACTGATTGATTTTCTGGACCTTCATCACCTTCTGTTTTTCTTCCTGTTATACCTTGAGTAAGAGGCTTACCTAGATTTTCAGGTCTCTTAGGACGTAACGGTGGACTCTTATCTAACTTTTTATCTAATTCTTTATCGTCATTGGATTTAGATCTAGCGGCTCTATTCATTCGTTTTGTTGTACTAGTTTCTTCTGCGCCGGGTCTCTCATTTTCCTGTTTCTTTGTTTCGGCTTTTCCTTTTTTCTTTTGATTAGTGCTTCCGCCGCCTGCTCCTCCAGAAGATGGAGTAGTTGGTGTAGACATATTACTTCCAGGTGTAGTCGGAGTAGTAGAAGCAAACGGAGTAGTACCTGTATTATTTAGAACAGGATTAACAGCACCTAATCCGTTAACACCAGAAAAATCTGTCATACTTGTAGGAAACATCCCTGCAGAATTATTAGGTATATTACCAATACTAGATGCAGGATTTATACCTGAATCACGAGCAGATGATAATCCACTGCCGCCTGCGCCTCCTGCACCGGATGTTCCTGACCAATTAGGTACATTATAATTAGGTGATACACTTCCCGACGGAACTTGGCCACCGTTATTACCTAACGCATTTGATGCAAGTCCTCCTAATTGAGATGTTTGAGATAATGTGTTAAGATTGCCTGTTCTTGCAGCGATAGTTGCTGCGGCTGCTTGAGCAATATATCCACCTTGTCCTTCTTGTTGTGAAGGATTTCTATTATACATTAATCCTAAACTGCCGCCAGCATTAGCACCTAAACCTCCGCCTATAATATTAGACGAACTAGAACCACCGGTTCCTCCGGCAGAGCCACCTCCGCCAACAGCACCGATTGAATTTCCACCTATGCCATATGAAACACCTGTTCCACCTATTCCGCCTGCGCCACCTGCTGATTGATATGTTATTCCTGATCCCGATCCAGATGCAGCCGCTGACATATATCGACTGTATGCTCCACTAGAATATGTTGACCAGGCACTAAGTCCTTGTTGGTCATAAATTATCTTTGCGGCTTGTGCGTTGATCCATGGATTATATAATGATGAACGATCAACATAGTTAGGAATTAATCTTTTAAATAAAGCATTTCTTTGAACACCCATACTACCTAACATATTAATTTGCCAAAGACCATATGAATCATCTCTACCATATGGATTATGAGCATAGGAATTTCCCGATGACTCAGCTTGAGATATTGCACCCATCTTTATTGCATTAGCTTCTGAGAAGCCTGCTGCTTTTGCTAACGCAACACGATTAGCCATAGACACCGCACCCGCAGGAACTGATGCAGGATCAGGAAGAGGTTGAGTCACTATGTTTGAAGAATTAGTAGGCGTAGATGGTACCGTTGATGAAGGTGTGGATGGATTAGTTCCGCTGCTAGGAGTTCTTGCATTAGTTTGTTGACTAGCAGTAGAATTAAACATTTTTAGAGTGTCTGCAACACTAACTGCTGTATTGGTTGCATTGTTTATTAGTGTAGAGAAATCACGTCCTTGCCAAGAATACCCAGACGGCGCAGTTGGCAATCCACCTTGAGGATTAAAGTATTGTTGACCTTGATAGTTAACAACTTTATTCTGTAAGTCAACTGGATTAGTGACCATTTTGCCGGCCCCGGCATTTTGACCAGCTAAATCAATAGTTCCTGGAAGAGGAGTAGACCCCGGAAGACCCGGTCCCGGAGTAGTGCTACTATTACCTTGTTTAGTATCAGTTTTATCTTGACATTCTATTTTAACTGGACTAGAATATCCCTTTGCGCTTTCTGCTGCTGATATAGCTTTGAGATGTTCTTCCGTACTCTTTCCGGGCGGACAATTTATTTTTTGAGTACCACCGGGAGGAGTTTGGCCATCCTTACCAGTATTGTTACCCGTAGTTGTTTTTTTATCATTATGTTCGCCATCCTGTTGAGGATTAGCCACATATTTGTTTAAATCTTTGTCTTGTTTTGTATCTTTAAGTTTGCTTTCGCCATAGTCTATCGTTACGACAGAACTATGCTTTTTGCCGTTAAGTCTTTTCTTCTCGTCATCTGCGTCTTCTTTGTCGCTAGGGACAAAATTTCCTGTTAGTGCCATGATAATATTTATCGTGCTTTATTGGTAATAAATATTGGTAGGAGAGAACAATGGCTGCAGAAAAAGTTGCTGTAGAGGGCGATAAAGAAGATCACGGAGAAGGTGCTTTTAAGACTCCAGCAAAAACATCCGTAAAAATAGAGGGTAAACCTGTAATTGTAGTAGATGACGAAGCATACCCAGATAATGCTAATCATACAGATACACAAGCTAGTACAGGTAGCGGTACTGTATTTGTTTATGATAAAAAATTACACCGCAATAACGATCAACGCCATTGCGGTGCTAAAACTGTAGTTACAGGACAATCTAAGGTATTTTGCGGTTAAAGCAATTTACCAAAGTCAGCAGTTGTCGCTGGCTGTATTCCTGATGTGCCTTTTATATACTGTCCGGCAGTTTGCTTATCTGTAGAAGCCGTAGCAATAACGGCGTGTTTCGGAAGAGTAATTTCCCCAGCAATATCAGCAGTAAAAAGAAACGGAGTCATTGCTGGGCCTTGTGATGTAATTGATAAAACAAGCGGCTTGCTAATCTTAAATCCAGTATCGTTGCTTTCTATAAACTTACTGATAATTTCTTCACCAGTGACTAATTTCATTGTTATAATATCATTTGATTTAAATGTTTGTACTAACATTATGCGAATCCTCTTAGGTCGTTAAGTTCAATTTGTTCTTTTAATACATCAGGGTCTTGTGTCATTAATCCATCGCACCCGCCTTCAACAAATAATTCACCATTGAGGTATAACTGGGGAACGCTTTTATGTCCTGCTTCCTTAATCATGTTGAGAGCAACTTCATCTTGTGTTACATCAACAACTTCGTACTCTATCTTATTTGAATCAAGCCAACTCTTTGCTTGTTCACACTTTGGACAACTTGGTTTTGAATAAACGGTTAACATGTAAACTCCTTATAGTGAAAAACCTTTAAAACTTTGATCGTCAACGTCTTGCTTAACTCCGCCAACAATGTAACTTGTAATTTCTGTTTCTTGTGGGGCAACTTGAACGTCTGCACCTGAGATCCATTTCTGTGTCCAAGGCAGAGGATTACTTCCTCCCTTATACTTTGTAGGCAAGCCAATTGCAGTCATACGCTTATTAGCAATCCATTCTACATAGTCACAAAGTAGTTGCTTGTTAAGACCAATCATAGATCCGTCTTTGAATAGATATTCTGCCCAAGCCTTTTCTTGTTCAACAGCATCTTCAAATAGTTTAACACATTCATTCTCGCAAACCTTGGCAATTTCTGCGTAGTCTGGATCATCTTTTGGAAGTATCTTTAACAATGCTTGTGTTCCAGCAAGATGTAAGTTTTCATCACGAGCAATGAACTTAATAATCTTAGCATTACCTTCCATCTTCTTAACTTCAGCAAATGCCCATGAACAAGCAAACGAAACATAAAAGCGGATACCTTCGAGAATGTTAACTGACATGATAGCCATATACAATGATTTCTTATGTTTATATTTTGAATATGAATTATTAGATCCATCACTATAACGAATCAATTCATCATAATACTTGCTAATGTCTTGAGCACAATCAACAATATCTTTAATGTCCATCATGTCATCAAAAACTTTAGATGGATTAGGATAAATGTTTCTAATGATATGTGTATAACTGCGACTATGAATAGTTTCAAAGAATGTCCAAGTGTTAATCCAAGTTTCTAATTCAGGCAAACTACAAATAGGCCCAAAGGCAAGAGTAGGAGCACGACCTTGAACACTATCTAATAGAATTTGTCTCTTTAAATTACTAGTGAAAATATGTTGCTCGTGATCAGTTAGATCTTTAAAGTCTTTTGCATCACGAAGAATATCCACTTCGTGAGGTAACCAAAAGAATGACAACTGCTTCTCAGTTAATTTTTCAAACTGGCGGTACTTCATTGTATCGTAACGCTGAAGTGTAACTCCGCCGTTAGGATCTAGAAATGCCAACGACTCTGTGTGGTTGGCACGATTATTACTATCAAAAACTGATATCATTTTCTTCCTTCTTAAATCTTACAACTATCGCAATCGTCTTCAATGAGTTCAGCCTGCTGTTCTTCTGGCAACTCCTCCCCCACGAGCTTATTAACATTTAGCTCGCCTTGGCCATCATACGAATTAAAATAATATAACTGTTTTCCACCTAATTTGTAAAACATTAAAACATGTTGAAGCATAGTGCTCATTGGAATCTTTTCATCTTCAAAGAACTGTGGATTATAACTTGTATTAACTGAAATACCTTGATCAATATACTTCTGCAATACAGCACAAATCTTTAGATAGCCTTCTGGACTCTGCTGATCCCAAAGCAATTCATACTTGTTCTTAAGACGACGATACTCTGGAACAACTTGCTTTAGAACACCATGCTTGCTCTGCTTAATAGAAATATATGAACGCGGCGGTTCAATACCATTTGTAGCATTGGCAATCTGTGCTGACGTTTCAGCAGGCATAAGAGCCATAAGTGTAGCATTGCGGATACCGTGTGTTTTAAGATCTTCTCTTAATTGTGTCCAAGGCATACGCTCAACATGAGGAACTAATGTGTCGATGTCCTTCTTACGTGTGTCGATAGGTACAATGCCCTTTGCATACTTTGTATCTTCTGGTTTACCACAAGCACCTTGCTCTTTAGCGAGGTCGACACTTGCCTTAATTAGATAATAACTCCATGCTTCGGCATATTCGTCAACCTTTGCAAGACTATCATTGTCGGAATAACTTAGGTCATTCTTAGCAAGCCAATAAGCAAGGTTAATAATACCAACTCCTAACGGACGATATTCTTTAGTTGCTATCTCAGCAGCCCTAACAGGATAACTCTGATAACTGAGTAGAGCATCTAGTCCTCGAACTGCTAAAGCACAAGGCTTTTCAAAGTCTTCTGGATCTCTAATATTGCCCCAATTAATAGCACTCAAAGTACACAAAGCAATGCGACCGTCTTCATCAAAAATATGTGTAAGTGGCTTTGTTGGTAAATCAATTTCACAGCAAAGATTACTCTGTTTAATTGGAGCAACTTTTTCGTCAAACGAGCTGTGTGTGTTAGCATTATCGACATTCATAAGATAGATGCGTCCAGTATCCTTACGCTCTTTCATAAATGCTGAGAATAAGTCAATTGCCTTAACTTTCTTCTTGCGAAGTTTTGAATTGTTTTCTGCCTTCTCATATAGTTCGGCAAACTTGTCTTGATCTTTAAAAAACGCTTCGAACATTTCGGGTACGTCATTAGGACTAAACAAAGAAATATCACCTCCCTCAATCAAACGCTGATAGAACAGTCTACTAAACTGAACCCCGTAGTCCATATGACGCACCCTATTGTCCTCAATGCCCTTAGAGTTTTTAAGGACAAGGAGATCTTCAACTTCGTAATGCCATATTGGATAATACAATGTGGCCGCACCATTACGAACTCCTCCTTGCGAACAGCTTCTAACTGCCGCTTGGAACATTTTAAAGAAAGGTATAACACCAGTGTGACTTGTGTCACCATTACGAACTGGCGAACCTAACGCTCTAATTCTGCCTGCACCAAGACCAATACCTGCCTTCTGCGAAACATACTTTACTATAGCAGAAGTTGTGGCATTAATGCTATCTAAACTATCATCAGTTTCAATTAAAACGCATGAACTAAACTGGCGCTGTGGTGTACGAACTCCGGCCATAACAGGAGTTGGTAAGGAAATATCATGTGTAGATATTGCTTCATAATAATCACGTATCCAATGCATCCGAGTTTCTTTTGGATATGAATGAAATAGTGTAGCAGCAATCAACATATATGCTGCCTGTGGGGTTTCAAGTATTTGTCCTGTTACACGATTCTGTACAAGATACTTGCCACGGAATTGTTCCATAGCAACATATGTGAGATCCATATCTCTATCATGTTTAATGTATGAATCTAATTTATTCCATTCGTTTTCATCATACCATTCGAGTAATTCTGGAGTATAATATTCGAGCTCAACATTCTTTTTAACAAGATTTAAAAGTGTGGTAGGTTTATAGTCGTTGTAGACTTCCTTGCGTAGAGCATAGTTAATAAGTCTACCAGCAACATATTGATAATTAGGTGCTTCTTCAGAAATAAGGTCAGCCGCAGCCTTAATAAGTGTTTCCTGTATATCAACAGTTTTCATATTGTTATAGAATTGTAATTGTGATTTGATTTCTAACTCACTAGCACTAACACCTGTTAGCCCTTCTGTAGCCCAAAAGACAACACGATGTATCTTGTCTAGATTTAATTCTTCTTTTCTTCCGTCCCTTTTAATGATTATAATGCGTGAACTCATGGCTGTATCCTTGTTTAGAAGCTAATTTTTGATTTTGTGAAGTGCTTGTCGAAACAAGCTCGATATTTATGAATCGGTGGACGGACATATTG